AAAGCTGCTGAGGCTATTGTGACGCAACAAAACAAGCCTCAGGATGCGCCTTCTGGGGGCAACTTCCGCAACGCTGTTCGCCGCATAATAGATAAAACCCGTAAAAAGTTGGTTGCCAGCGGGTATGATGTAACAAACGCCGATCTTCAGGCTATTCTTTGGTATCCAGAGAAGAACCTCTACAAGAAGCTGGGTGTTCGCACAAAAGAAAACTTGAACATTGATTATGCTCAAGCATTTAAAAAAATCATAAATGAAGGAGTTGAATTAGATGCCAAAGGAAATGTTTTACAGACCGTGGGGAGAGGGGGCAGAGGAGACGCCGTCGATGTCGCGGGAAGAGGTAGAGAAGATGGCAGACAACCTAGTGAAGCTGATGGAGCGCAAACGAAGTTCTCCCTCGCAAGGCCAAACGAAACGCTCTTAAAATTCATCAAATCTAACCCTGAAGGGTTTACTGTCACCGTAGATGGTCAGCCTGCCCCTGAGGGTTATGCTGTTGCTCCTATTAAAGACGCGGAGATGACAATTAAGGCGTCCGAGCTTAATGAAAATACCGTTAACGAATATGCCGACATGCTGTTTGACGTATCACAAGCAACAGGCAATAAGGTCTACGCTGGCGGTTGGCTTAATAAGGACGATAATCTTTATTATCTTGACGCAGTCAACATTTACAATGAAGTTGACACTGCGCTCTATATTGCCAATAGTGCAGATCAGATCGCAATATTTGACTTGAGGACATTCAATGAAATCAGAACGCCAGACGGAATCGAGCAACTCAAACAATCTGGAACTTACAGCGATAACGCCAGAGATGACGCGAGAAGAAGTTCGGACGAGGCTGCTCAACGCTTTAGAGAAATCAGGTCTCAAGATAGACAGAAGTTCTCCCTCGCAAGAAACATAGAGACCCAGCGGGGTAATCTAAATAGATACCTGAAGGCAATTGGCGCTCCAACTTCAGCTTTCGTTGGACGCCCGTTGTCTCCAGAAGATGACGCAGGCTATTACCCGCGTCTTGTCATCACTGACCCAGATGGCAAGGGGCAGTCTGCCGATGTTTTTGTTCCAAACGGTTTTGATAGAGTAGTAGAAGACCCGGCAAAAGCAGAAAGATCAGTCGGCTTTGGCGCAGCGCATTACGAGAAACATCAAGCGAAAGTTCCCGTCCACACATACGGGGTTCACGCTAACGTAGAGGACTTAGCTAGAGCAGCCCTCAAAGCGTACTGGCCTTTCCGCAATAATCCTAAGGCTGGCGGCTTTGATGTGAAGAAGCAAAGCGGCCCCACAGGCAATAGTCGATACAGGCTTGAGTGGAAGAGTGAAGACTTTGGCTATCCTGCCGTCTTTGTATTCGAGCCTGTATACTATGATGTTCTTAGCCCCAGCTTCGTAAGAGAAAATCCAAAATTTGCTGGCCGCCAGACCGCCCAACTGGTGACATCATTCATTGGCCCGTCAGATAAAGTTAAAAACACCCCAATACCGCAACCTGCCGTATCTGTTAATCCCGACAGAACGCTAGAAGTGCAGAAGGCTGTAGATGAGGGGATGAATGACGCCATCAACCCGCCAGAAGCAAGAAAAGTAGAGCGAGAAATACTGAGCCTGAAAAGCAAGTTTAGCTTGAGGCGTCAAGACAACGGTCTGACGCAAGATCAGAAGCGTCTTGTCAAAGAAAAGTTTAACGAAGAGAAGAATGAGACTTTCTTTGATAAGATCATGGGCAGCATGAAGATGAACGATCCGCGAGATCGTCCAAATTGGTTGTGGTGGAGAACAAATTTCCAAGATAGGTACGCTGGTCAAAGATATATGGCTGAAAAATCTGATGAGATACAGAAGATGTCTGTCGAATCTCATGCTTGGACAGCATTTTCTCAACTTGAGAGATCAAAGGGGGTGTCAGCCGCTGCCATTACAAAAGGCCCTTTAATCAGGAGCGGTGGTCTCATCACTGCCTTGAACGAGAAGCTGATCAACGATAGCTCTGACCCTGCTGCTAAACGACAGTACGAGGAAGCTTTCGAGAGATTGCAGAGAGAGACGCGCATTGAAGGATATGTTGACCCAGCAACCGGGGAAACCATTACTTTGCAATACGAAAAGCCTAGCGACCTTAAAGGGTTGGCAGAAATATTTGCAGAGCTTGATCAAAATCAAATGCTAGGCACCTTCCAGCTATACGGCGCTGGTCGCCGCGCACAGCGCTTAAAAAGAGAAGGCCGCGAAAGAACATTCACAGATGCCGAGATAGAGACAGCGATACAGGCTGGAATTAACAATCCAGCGGTGGAGAGAGCGTATCGAGAATATCAATTATGGAATAAGGCTTTGGTAAACATGATGCGTGACACGGGCGTTATTAGCGCTGAAGCTGCTAAGTTATGGATGCAAAACGCTGATTATCTACCGTTTTACCGTCAAGCGTATGATGATGCCGGATCGTTGTATGATGTTGTTAATCCAGATTTAGATAAATCTGGAGATTTGGATCAAATATCGAATGATCCTAATAACAGGTTATTTGAAAATATGTATGGCATACCGGCCCCGAAAGAGTTAAAGGGCGGGAAACCTGCCTATATGGTCATGGTCAATGATGTCTCTACTGAGAAGGCTTATACGACTTACGATAGCGCAAAAGCGCGAGCCGATATTCTTCGCAAGATGAATAAAGTCTCGAATGTGCGGGTTGTAAAAACAAGTCAAAGGATCGAAAGCCCTCTTGATAACATACTTCGTAACTTAGATGCGGCTGTTCACGCCTCGCTCGCAAACGTGGCCGCTTCCAGAGCGGTTAGAGATTTACATAAGTTGGGCATGGCCAAGCGTTTGGGTAAATCCCGTCCTGTCAGTCCTAGTGTCAATGCTGTGGGCATAAGGATCAACGGTGAGACTGTTTATTACAGCGTGGAAGATGACTATCTCCTCAATGCAATGAAGTCGAGCGGAGAGTTCTCAATGGGCTTTCTCGACATATTGACCACGCCAGCAAAAGTGCTTAGGACGCTTATAACAAAAGAACCCGGATTTATGCTCGCTAACTTGCTGAGGGATTCTATGTCATCATGGATGAGTTCTGGAATTACAACGGTTCCCGGTCCCGCCACTGCTGTAGGCTTGGCTAAGGCCATTATGGGGAGTGCAGAAGCTGAGGCGTTAGAGGCTGTTGGTTTTGTTGGCGGTTATGATAATAAAAGAGATAAACGCGCAGAGAAGATTTTTAAACAACAGCGCAGAAGCCCTCTTAATCCAGCTAAATGGTGGGACACTCTTGACAAGCTGACAGCGACATCCGATACAGCCGCTAGAATTGGCGTGTATAACAGGGTTTTGAAAACCACACAGAACCCAACTGCCGCCATGTTTGAGGCTTTAGAGGTGATTAACTTCAGTCGTCGCGGCTCCAATCCAGTCTTTAACGCATTTACTGCCATGATACCGTTCCTGAACGCTAGAATTCAGGGCTTAGATGTTATGTATAGAGGCTATCGAGGCAAGGTTGGCACTGAGACCACCATGACACAACAGGAGCGAAAAAAGAGGTTTATGTATAGGTTCCTCACTTTCGTTGCTGTGAATGCAATGTATTCGTTCTGGCTTATGTCAGAAGATGAAGAAGAGAACCCGTGGTATTATAACGCAAACGAAACAGACAAAGATATGAACTGGATCATTAGTCCTCGCTGGCTTGGGATTGACTCAGACTTTGTTCCTGCATTTAAAGCCCCGATACCTTTCGAGCTTGGTGTCGTCGGAAAAGTTATACCTGAGCGGATAATAAGAAGTTTAGCGGATAAAACGGACCAACCAGATAACTTGAGGTCTATAGTGCGTCATTTAACGGGTACGTTTGCCGTTCAGTTCCCTCAAGCCATGATGCCTTTGATTGAATCAATAGGTAATTATGATACTTATACCGGCAAACCTATCGTGCCATATTTTCAGGGCAGGACAGAAGGTTTTGCGGCTGATCCAACAACCGCCTCGCCTTTGGCATTAGCTGCGTCTCAACATCTTGCTGACATGAACATAGATTATCAGCCTAGAAAAATTGATCACCTAGTTAGGGGGTATCTAGGCACTGTTGGATCGTATGCTCTACTCGCATCTGACGGCATCATGCGTAACTATCTAGACCTTCCTGCGCCTGCCGATAAAAGGCCAGATCAATATCCTGTTCTTGGTAGGTTCTTACAAGAGAGAGCAGGAACCGGGCCTGTCGAAGCCTTTTATCAACTTGCCAATGAAGTGGATATATTTACAAAGACGCTTGCTAGTTTAGACAAGCAAGGCCGCGCAGATGATTGGTATGAACGAGCGAAAAGGAACGAAGGTCTTTTGGATGTCGCTGGTGATGTAAAGATAATATCGAAGGAACTGTCTGAGTTGCGTAAATTAAAAAGAGAAATTGATGTCGATCCGAGCATGTCAGCCAGTAACAAGAAAGAAATGTTCATTAAAATCCAAGAAATGATGAATGAGATAGTTTCTTATTACGGAGAACGTAAATCAGAATATATGAGGAGAACAGACTAGTGGATTGGTCAAAATACCCTAACTTCTCCCCTGATGAGTTTCGTTGTCAGCATTGCGTCACTGCACAATGTGGCGCTAATGACTTAGTTATCAGTGAGCAGTTAATGGATGTTATGCAATCTATCAGAGATGAGTACGGACAGTCTATGCGAATAACGTCTGGCTATAGATGCCCACTTCATCCTATCGAGGAGAGAAAAAGTTCACGGGGCGTACATTCAACAGGTATGGCGTGTGATGTCGGCGTATCTGGAAAAGATGCGTATGATCTGTTAAGGTTAATCTGTGCAGATGATCGGGTGAAGGGTATAGGTGTTAACCAGAAGGGTAACGCTAGGTTTCTTCATATAGATGTAAAAGAGGACAGCCCACGCCCCAATATTTGGTCTTATTAGGAGATAAACATGAAGTATTTTCAAAAGCTTTGTCACTGGATAGATAATCGAGCCAGAGAGATTACGACTTGGTCTGGCATTGGAGTTATTCTAATTTCCTTGGGGGCCTTACTTGATTGGCCGTTGTTGCTGATTGTTGGCGGTTGTTCGGGGATTATATCTATCTTTTATAGAGAATACTGATGTCACCTACATACGGTAGGCAGTCCATTGATATAAATGATGACGGGGTTGTCACAGAGGGCGAAATAGCCGCTTCGCAAGCAGAGATCGCAGAGGAGAAGGCAGACGCCCAGAAGCATATGGCATGGGTTGCAATGATTACCATGATTATTTTCACTGCCGCATTGTTCCTGCCACTCTTCCCGGACACCCGTATCAAGGCTTTATCTGATTTGTTTGGGCTTTTTTATATAGGTATGGCTGGTGTTGTTGGTGCTTACATGGGCATGTCGGCGTGGATGGCTAAGAAAAAATGATATCATTACTCGGAACATTACTGGGCTTCACTACATCAATTATACCTGAGGTTCTTGGGTATTTTAAGCAAAAGCAAGCCAATGAGCAGGAGCTTCTTATGCTTGAGGCGAAGGCCAAGTATGCTGAGAAGCTGTCTAGCTTGAAGATAGAAGAGTTAGATGCACAGGCAGATATATCTGAAGCGGAGAATATTTATAAACATGATCAGTCTCTCGAATCTGGTTCTTTTGTCAACGGTCTTAGGGGTTCTGTGCGCCCTGTCATTACTTATTTGTTCTTTGCCATGTTCGCGGCGGTCAAAGGAACGCTGATATACGCACTCATAGCAAGCCAAAACGTGGAGTGGACGGCAGCAATACAGGCTGCATGGGACGATGACACGGCGGCTATATTTAGCGCCATAATGGCCTTTTGGTTTGGGAATAGGGCTATGAGTAAAGCCCGTGCATTTCGGAGCAAGTCAGGTGGCAAGTAAGATAATACGACTAGCGCTCCTGTTTTCTGTTTTTCTTCTATCGGGTTGCGCTAATTATCCTTTTTCTTCCTCTGATAAACCCTATATAAATCGAGGGCCAGCCGTTCCGCTGCCCACCCCAATGCCGCTACCCCTGAATGTGGAACATTTTTCGCCACCGGGTCCAGCCTTTTATTCAGATCAACTGCCGCCCGTTGGTCTATTGAAGGTAGACGCGCCTTGTTACTTTCCCCCTAATTTTTACGCAGCTTTAAGCAACGAAAAATATAATCTATATGGTCAAATAATTAGTATGCCGGACAATCATTTTCTTACGACCTTTCTAAAAGAGGGCCAAATTAATAGTTATGTCACCATTATTGGAACGCCCAGATTATCTTGCGTTATCGCTATTGGCATAGGCTCCAAGGGAATCTAAATTGGAACTCGATGCTCGTATGATAATAACCATAGCTGGCATGGCGGCGAGTGTGGTTACTAGTTTTATTGTTGTCCGTCAAAAGGTCTCTGAGATAGATAAGAACCTTAAAGATGCCACTCATAAATTAGCTAAACTAGACGCTCGTCTTGATCGAAATGACAATGCTACTGACTTGGTAGGCCAGAGAATGGACGTTATTAGCGGAATGATGAGCCCAGAGGCAAGGGAGAGGCTACACAGGTCTCTTGAAAGATTAGATATTTCTATTCTTGGCTTGCAAAAAGATGTTGATTCATTGAAGAAGATGCACAATGGAAAGCATCCAAAATCAGATTTATAGGTTAATTTTAACCCGTGGCTCTTTTTGTAGAAAAAATTTTACAGCCCCTTTATAGAAAATATAACAAGTGGGGTACGCAAGAGATATATCCTGCCTGCCTGTTCTCAGGATCGTCTGATTTAGAGAATAGTTTCTCGGTGATACAGGCTGAGTATAAAGAGCTAATCAAGAGATACGATGACTTTGCTCCATTTCAGGAGATATCGCCTCATCAAATGGAAATATCCAATGATGATAAGTGGCGTTTATTTTTCTTGAAGGGGGCCAACATATGGTTCCCCAAGAACTGTGAACAGATGCCTGAGACTGTTAAGATTATATCTGACCACCCAAGCATTATTAGTGCGTATGTTTCAGTGTTGGGGCCTCGCAAAGTTTTAAATCCACATGCTGGCCCGTACTCGGGCGTTCTGAGACTTCATCTGGCTCTAGATATACCGAATGAGAAGAAGTGTTATTTGACGGTCAATGGCAGGAAGTTGCACTGGAAGGAAGGCAAATGTGTATTGTTTGACGATACATATGAGCACACTGCCGTGAACGACACTGATGAGATCAGGTCTGTTTTATTTATTGATGTCGTAAAACCTCTGCCGTTTCCGATAAACATGCTAAACTGGTGCGTGATTAGGATGGCGAGATTGTTTTCTTACGTTAACATACCTTTAAAGCGCCACAAGGAATGGCAAAAGATATTTTATGGAGACGCCAATGGCTAGGAATTACAAAAAAGAATACAAGAATTACCATTCCAAGCCGAAACAAAAGGCAAACCGGAACTCTCGCAACAAAGCGAGGCGCAAGATGGTCAGTTCTGGGAAGCTAAAAAAGGGAGATAAGAGAGATGTACATCACAAGGACGGTAATCCCCGTAACAATTCGTCCAAAAACCTTAGAGCGAGTCCAAAAAGCAAAAACAGGTCAAGACGCTAATTTATCGGATTGTCCGTGGTGCGGTCAGGCTACGCGACTTGTTTACAAGAGAGCGCATATGGAGTGTGAGTCTTGTAATCGTCCAGTAGCAGATTGCTGTGACGGTGAGCAGCAGTGCTATTTGGTATAAAACAAAAACAATGACCGCCTGTATACATATAAATGTATAAGATAAAGATACTATCACGGGTTGCTCTCCGCTGATTCGTTGTGATATCCTTGGCT